AACTAGGGTAATGGATGAAGAAACCTTAAAAAAGTTAATATCGTATGGTAAGATATCTAATCATAAAGATTTTATTTAGATATTTATAACTGATGAAAGTTACAATAAAAAATATAAAATCCGAAAATTATAAAAATAACATAAATCTTTATAATAACTTTATTAAATTTCTACAAAAACAATTTCCATTAAAAGAGGATATAGTGGTTAATTTTGTTGGTGAAAGAGTTGGTAAAATGACCACAGGAAATAGACGTAGTAACAGTGAAATTAACGTTTTAACAAAAAAAAGAATACACAGAGATATATTGAGAACTTTAGCACATGAATGGGTTCATGAATATCAAGATAAGATTTTAAAAATGAAAAAAGGACCTAATATAGGTGGTAAAAATGAAGATATGGCAAACGCCGAATCTGGTAGTATTATGAAAAAGTTTGAAAAAACTTATCCAAAATATGAAGAAAAGATGTATGAATAACATACATCTTTTTTTATTAATCAACTGAAATAACTTCTAAATCAAAAATTAATTTTTTACCTGACAATGGATGATTTGCGTCAACAACTACGGTTTCATCTTTAATTTCGGTTATTCTAACAACAATAGGTCCTTGAGGTCCATTCCCTTCTAATGAATCACCAATATTACAATTTTCAGGTACTTGGGTTTTTGGTATCTCGGCCACCATATCAGAAACATAATGACCATAAGCATCACTAGGGTCAATCTCAATAGTTTTCTTTTCACCTTCAGACATATCTAAAAGACCGCTTTCAAAACCTTTAATTAATTGACCTTCACCTAATACGGCCATCAAAGGTTCTCTTCCAGGAATCAATGAGGAATCAAATATTGTCCCATCTTCTAATTTACCTGTGTAATTTACTTTAACTTTACTGTTACTTGTTACTCTTTTCATAATTTTAATTTTTATAATGATAAGAAATAAAATTTAAGAATTAAATATTTTTTTGTTAAAATTAAATTAATACTTTTGTATCGAAGTATTTATATTTACCCAATCTTAAACATTATGACAAACGAAGAAATTTTAGAAGAAATCTATGTTCAGGTTCATATATCTGGACTATTCAATGAATTTACAAATGAAGTAAATAGACTATTAAAATTAACAAAATTAACAATTTATGAAATTGTTAATAAAGTATATTATGAATTCGTAAGTAAAGGTTTAATTATAGAGGTTTGTCCGGTATAATCTCAATCGAGATTAATAACATAGGCTTATATTCGTTTAAACCCGTGTAATCCCAAGAATTTTCAATGATGTATTTAATCCCATCGTTTTGAGTTTCACTGTATAACTCAACGTCACTCACAAATAAAACACAATCAATCAGATAGTTTTTTTTATTAGTTGAGTATGTGACGTTATTAATTTTAACGTGAGAACCTTTTCCGTATAATAATTCAATCTCTTCACTGAATAATTTATTTGTTATTACGGATATAGATTTTTTCATTGTTATAAATATAATTTAAAATATTTTAATTATAAACCAATATATTTATTGTTATGAGAGTTTTAATTACTGAACAAGATAAAAATGATATACTTGGAAAGTATCGTGATAACACTGACGAATCGCTTTTTACTCAATTAAAAAGAAGATATAAAATAATTCCTAAACATACTATAGAATCTCCTTTCGGACCTTACGAAGTTGACACATCGGTTGTTTATGATGATGGTGATAGAGTTGCAGAAATAAAAAATAGAAAATCAGAACTTGTTAATAAGATTTATAATGAAGTAGTTGATGATTTATATTCAGGCGAATTCTTAGATAGAGATAAAGTGGGTATTATACGCAGAACAATCAAAAGGTTTTTAGATACCGCATCTTTCATAGAACCCATTAAATAGAGTTGATTTTTTTAAATTATTATTTTATAATTTTTAAAAAAATATGATACTACAAATTATTTTAGCACTACTAACAATTTCAATTATCACCGGACTAATATTACTATATATTTGGTGGAAAAAATACGGTAAAAAATTGTTTAATACGATTACTGATTTAACAAAATTAACAAGTACTTCGGGTTTTAAAAATCCTAATGATTTATTCGGTGAATTTGATAAAATGTTTGACGGATTAAAAAAATTCCAAAATGGTAAAAAATAACATCAATACAGATTTTAATAAAATAATAAAAGTATTGTCTTCATCTACAAAAAAAGAACATATAATTGTTTGTGATAGATTATTCGAAAATTTTAAAAAAAAATGGAGAGAATTAATTGAAGATAGTGTTAATGATATTATCTATACTAGTAAATTTAACAGTCAAAAAAGTAATATACAAAAAAAATTGGGATATTCCTAATAAAAACACAATATTTTTTAATTTTTGGTAGTATTTATTATTACTATCACTCATCAGGGTGTCATTATATAATAATTGGGAAACTTTTTTAGTTTCCCTTTTTTATTTTAAAAAAAGTTTGTATCTTTGTAGTATGGAAAATGAAAAACTAAATATGGTTGAGAAAATATCTCTTTGGTGGAGATTTGAGGCGAGGTATTACCACAAAGATTTTATAAATGGAGTTAAAAATTTAATCAAATGGTTCCCAACCGTTTGGAAAGATAGAGATTACGACCAAGCATTTATTTATGATATTTTAAGTAAAAAACTTGAGTTTCAGTCGAAATATATTGGTGGTCGAGACTTTCACACAAGAGCAAAAAGAGACTCTGAGGTTATGAATACTTGTGTTAGACTAATCTCAAAAGTCAGAAATGATGATTACGATATGGAATATATGGATTACCACGAAACAAATTTCTATTTTGTTCCATGCGAAGACGATTCTGAATATAGCGAAATGAAATGTAATGAAATCTCTGAAAACTTTGATGAATACTTCAAAAAATACCCAAGACAATACAAAAGAGTGTTGAGTGGAGAGGTTAATAGATTTAAAAGAGAAGGTGAAAAAGATAAAAAATTAATAGCCATGGAAATCGCCCACGAAAATCACGAAAGAGCTAGAAAATTGGTTTTCAAGATGTTAGAACAAAACATTGAAAAATGGTGGGATTGATTTGGTAAATTAAAAAACATTTCGTATCTTTGTGGGAATACTATGTTTAGATGGCATTTTGAAAATTGTAAAAATAAATAAAATGAAAAAAATTAAAATAAGTTTATTGTCGGACACTCACACAAAACATAATGAAATAACAAACGACTTAATTGGTGGGGATTTGATTATCCACGCTGGTGACCTTAGTAATATGGGTTATCTTAATGAAATTAGAGATTTCTTTAAGTGGTTTAAGAAATTACCTTACGATGAAAAAGTTTTTATTTGTGGTAATCACGATTTTGGATTCCAAGATTACCCTGTTGAGATTGAAATGATGTTAAATGAACACCCTGAAATTGATTATTTACAAGATAATATGTATGTTATCGGAGATGATTATCAAAGTGGTATTAAAATTTGGGGTAGTCCTTGGCAACCAAGATTTTATGATTGGGCATTCAATGCTGACAGAGGTGATGATATAAAACAACATTGGGATAAAATACCAAACGATATTGATATATTGGTAACTCACGGACCTGCCTTTGGTCATTTAGATAAAATATTAGGTCAAAGTAATTCTTTAGGTTGTGAGGAATTAACCAAAGCAATTGAGAGAATTAAACCTAAAATTCATATCTGTGGTCATATTCATAGTGGGTATGGTTACAAGTTTGATGGAACAACTCATTATTTTAATGCTGCGGTTTTAGGTGAAAGATACACATATCAAAATAAACCATTTCATTTTGATTGGAATCCTGAAACAAATGAAGTAACCTTCATATAAATGAAAAACCCCTCTATTTGAGGGGTTTAAATTATTTGGTTAACGCTTGATAGAAATGTTTAAAATGTTTAATTCTGTCAGTAATACCTAAAATTCCTCCATTAACTCTTTTAGTTACCGCAGTTACGGTTGCATCATCCGCCCCCTTATCACAAATTTCCCATAACTTATTATTATTAAAGAAAAATGCCGCTGAAGCCAAAGGATATTTTGTTGAGACCAAATCAGGATTTACAACACAATCTTCTCCGATAAATTTAGTAAAGTTAGTGTAGTTACTTTTTCCGGTTAACTGAATATAACCTCTACCTCTAAATTTATACCCTTCTTTAGTGGTTTCATCACCATTTCCCATTCTACCACCATAAACTCTTGACGCTATTTTTTCAGGATTTTTTGCATAAGATTCCGCCAAGTTACCGGGAAAATACTTTGGGAAGACTTTCATAAGTCCGTCCTTAGAATAGTTTAGGTTTTCATTAACGGCCTTAAAATTACCCGATTCGTGGGCACATTGAGCCAAAAAATGAGCCAATCTTAAATTAGATGTAATGTTAAATTTTGACGCCGTATCAGGGATTTGAGATAATACATTGTCAGGTACATGACCTTTTAGTTTTTCTATGTTTATCATAAAGTTTTAATTTACAATAAATATCTTAAAATAAAGTAAATAGTTAATGAAATTTTCACATATTTATGTATATGTCAAAACATTCTAATTATACTAAAAAATTAAATAAGGTACTTATATCCCAATCACACAATCCTTTATTTTATGAAGGTAATACAACTGAAGGTGCTAAAGTACTAACTAAAGAAGTTACGGAATCAATAAATGCCGATAGGTGTTCAATATGGTTATACAATGAAGATAAGTCTGAAATTATATGTGAGCAATTACATATTAAATCTGAAAACAGTTGGTATCAAGACATAATACTTTATAAAAAAGATTTCCAACCTTATTTCTTAGCATTATTAGAAAACCCAATTATTGTCGCAAATGATGCCGAAACACACCAAGCAACTTCTTGTTTTACAGAAACGTATTTAAAACCTCTTGGGGTAAAATCTATGTTAGATGTTCCTATTATTTATAAAGGGGAAACTATTGGGGTAATTTGTATTGAGTCACTAACACTTAGAGAGTGGGATAGTTCTGAGGTTGATTTTGCACAACTATTATCATCTCTTTATAGTTTTACTTATTCGGTTAAAGAAGGAAATGATTTATTGAGAATAAATAAAGAAACTGAAAATTTTTTAAATAGTGCCGCAATTGTTTCTGTTGCTGATAAGTATGGTAAAATAACTTATGTTAATAAAAAATTTGAGGACGTATCGGGTTGGTCTTTAGATGAGGTTAAAGGTAAGGACCATGTTATTGTAAACTCTGGGTTACAACCTGACGGTTATTGGGGAAGGATGTATGAAACCGTAATGAAAGGTGAGATATGGAATGATGTTGTTACCAATAAATCAAAATCTGGTGAATTATATTACGTTGACACATATATTAAAGCGAAATTCGATAATAATGGTAAGTTAGACGGGTTTTCATCAATTAGACAAGACGTTACAGAACTTAAAAGAAAAGAAGTTGAGATTCGTAACAGAATGAACGCTATAAATAAATCTAATGCGGTTATTGAGTTTGATTTACAAGGGAATATTATTTTCGCTAACGAATTGTTTTTAAATACTATGGGTTACTTGACCCATGATGAAGTCGTTGGGAAACATCATAGAATTTTTATAGATGATGAATATGCAAAAAGTGAAGATTACTCTCTTTTTTGGAAAAAATTAAATGAGGGTATATTGTTTTCTGGAGAAATTGTTAGAATCAAAAAAGATGGGTCTTTGGTATATTTACAAGCCACTTACAACCCCATCATTGGTGTGGACGGAAAAATTTATCGTATTATGAAAATCGCAACTGATGTAACTAATTCTTATGAACAAAAGAAAGAGATTGAGAAGAAAAACACTTACCTAGAACATGCCGCTAAAATATTGAGACATGATATGCACTCAGGAATTAATACTTATATGCCAAGAGGACTTAGTTCATTAGAACGTAGATTAAAACCTGAAGATATTGAGTTGTTAAAGATTGAATCACCTCTTAAAATGATTAAAGAAGGTCTTAAACACTCACAAAAAGTTTATAAAGGTGTTTATGAGTTCACCAATCTTGTAAAGAAAGATGTTGTATTAAACAAATCTGAATGTAATGTAAAGAATATCCTTAATGATTATTTATCATCGACCGCCTATATAAGTCAAGTCATATTAGAAGATAATTTACCAACGATTGAAATTAATGAAGCGTTGTTTTGTACCGCGGTTGATAACCTAATAAGAAATGGTTTAAAGTATAATGACTCTGAAACAAAGTTTGTTAAGATATATTATGAAGGAGATTTAATTTTAATACAAGATAATGGTAGAGGAATTACTCAAGAAGATTTTAATTATCTGTCTAAACCGTATACAAGAAAAGAAGGTCAAAAAGAATCGGGAACAGGGTTGGGATTAAATATTTGTGTTGCAATTTTAGAAGAACACGGATTTACAATTACGTGTGAGAAAAACGAAATTGGGACTAAAATGAAAATAAAAATAAAATAAAAAAAAAGAAAAAAAAAATGATTGATTCAATTTTATTAGTTGATGACGAGGATTTATTCCATTTGGTTTTTGAGGATAGTTGTTCCTTATTAGACATTACATTGTCATTAAAAAGTTTAAATAGTTCCGATGAGGCGGCTAGATTATTTGCTGATTGGCAAAAAAATTCAAATGGTAAACCTGAATGTGTATTTGTTGACCTTAATATTATAGGTTCATCTTTTGATGGTATTGAACTTATTCGTAAGATTAATTTTGAATATGGTAATAATGTAGTTATAGGTATTATATCTTCGAGTAACGAGTCGGAAGAACAGGCGAAAGCCATTCAAGCTGGTGCTCAATTTTGGATAATAAAATCTGATGATATTGAACCTCGTTTAGAAGAGTTTAGAAAAGATTACGAAGGTTATAAAAATAGAACCTCACCTTTTAAGGTTTATAAATAATGATTAAACTTAACAAAGAGACTAAATTACAATTAATAGAGTTATATAATACTAAAAATATAACTTTGGAGGGAAATATTGCCAAAGTTATTGATACCGAAAACGATGAAGATTTTAAAAACTATATTGAATACTGTGTTAATAAAGATAGGGAGACTAGAAAGAGGCGTTTGGATATAACAAAACAGGTTCAATTACAAAACAAAGAATTATCTGACCTTAATTTGGAAAATACAAAAATTATGTCCGAATTACAAGAAACTTTAAAAAATGTTGAGACTTCCAAAGAGGAGATTCAAAAACAAAATACTGAACTTGTTGAATGGAAAGAAAAAAATGAAAAAATTAGTTTAGAATTACAAAGTGAAATGGAAAAATCCGAACAAGCAAGACTTGAAGCGGAAAATGCCAAACAACACGCAATAAATGATTTAGATTTACTTCAGAAAAAAACTCAAACAGAACTTATCGGTAAAATTGTTAAAGTTGCTTTATGGGTAATCGTATCAGTCGGTATTGTAACAACATTAATGTATATTATCTCAATTTTTGCAAATAAAGACACTCAAATGATAGGTTCAACATGGTCAAATATGTTTGGTATATTATTAACCAACGCTTTTAGTATCATAGGAACAATAATGGGTGTTAAATACGCTTCAGAAAAGAAAGAAGATTAAGTTTTCTTTCTTGTTCTTTTTATTGTAGGTTTTTTATCTTCAGTCGGGTATTCTTTTTTATATTTCATATCAACTTCATATGGGTTATTACCGTTTTTTTTAGTATCGTATTTCCAAGTTGATACCGTATATTCATCTTCATACACAACTTCCCATTTACGATGATTTTGTTTTTCAATTTTTGGTTTCATTTTACAAATGTAATAATTTTTTTTTATATAAATACAAAAGAATATTTGTCAGGTGTATTTTTAATTTTATGACAAAATGACATAACAAATAATTTGGCATAGAATTTAATATCTCGCGAACGGACTTGATTCCATAATAAAAAAATAATATAATTAAAAAAAAACAGTAAACTATGGGAAAAATTATAGGTATTGACCTAGGAACAACAAATTCATGCGTTGCCGTAATGGAAGGTAACGAACCAGTCGTGATTACGAATAACGAAGGAAAAAGAACAACACCATCTATTGTTGGTTTTGTTAGTGAGGGTGAAAGAAAAATTGGAGACCCTGCAAAAAGACAATCGGTAACCAATCCGACTAAAACCGTTTACTCAATTAAGAGATTTATGGGAACTAATTTCACAGAATCTAAAAGTGAGATAGAAAGAGTCCCTTATAAAGTAGTAAAAGGGGATAATAACACACCAAGAGTAGAAATTGACGACAGAAAATACTCTCCACAGGAAATATCGGCAATGATTTTACAGAAAATGAAAAAAACCGCTGAAGATTATCTTGGAACTGAGGTTACTGAGGCGGTTATTACGGTACCTGCTTACTTTAACGATGCTCAAAGACAGGCAACAAAGGAGGCGGGTGAAATTGCGGGATTAACCGTGAAAAGAATTATCAACGAACCTACTGCAGCCGCTTTGGCGTATGGGTTAGATAAAAAAGGTAAAGACCAAAAGATAGTTGTATTTGATTGTGGTGGAGGAACTCATGATGTGTCCGTATTAGAATTGGGAGATGGAGTATTTGAAGTGTTGTCAACGGATGGAGATACTCATTTAGGTGGAGATGATTTTGACCAAGCAATTATTGATTGGTTAGTATCGGAATTTAAAACCGAAAATGGGATTGATTTAACTAAAGATTCTATGGCGTTACAAAGATTGAAAGAATCCGCAGAAAAAGCGAAAGTAGAACTATCTTCAACAAGTTCTACCGAGATTAACTTACCTTATATTATGCCGGTTGACGGTATTCCAAAACATTTGGTTAGAACGTTAACAAAATCTAAATTCGAACAATTAGTAGATAAATTAGTTGAAAGAACTATTGAACCTTGTAAATCTGCATTGAAAAATGCTGGATTAAAAACTGAAGAAATTGATGAAATTATCTTAGTTGGTGGGACAACAAGAATTCCTGCAATCCAAGATGCGGTTAAAAAATTCTTTGGTAAAGAGCCGTCAAAAGGGGTTAATCCTGATGAAGTGGTGGCTTTAGGAGCGGCAATCCAAGGAGGTGTTTTAGCCGGAGATGTTAAAGATGTTTTATTATTAGATGTTACACCATTATCATTAGGTATCGAAACTATGGGAGGGGTTTTTACTAAACTTATCGAATCTAACACAACTATTCCAACCAAACGTTCTCAAGTATTCTCAACCGCCGCGGATAATCAACCGAGTGTTGAGATTCATGTATTACAAGGTGAAAGAGCGATGGCGAGAGATAATAAAACTATCGGTAAGTTTTTCTTAGATGGTCTTCCACCCGCGATGAGAGGTACACCTCAAATTGAAGTTACTTTTGATATTGATGCTAACGGTATTATTAATGTTTCCGCATTAGACAAGGCAACAAATAAACAACAATCAATTAGAATTGAATCTTCATCAGGATTATCTAAAGAAGAGATTGAAAGAATGAAAAGAGATGCTGAATTAAATGCGGATGCGGATAAAAAGACTAAAGAAGATGTTGAAATTTTGAATATGGCTGATAGTACAGTCTTCACAATTAAAAAATCTATGAATGATTTGAGAGAAAAAATCACAGAAGAACAGAAAACAGATATTAATTCAATAATAGATAAGTTAACAGAATCCATCTCTAAAAAAGAGATTGAGAATGTTAAAACATTAGTTGATGAGTTAAATGGTAAGTTCCATAAAATAAGTGAAGAACTTTATAAAACAGAAGAGTCTTCGGATATTAATCCAAATGATGTTGAGTTTGAAGAAGTAAAGTAAAAAAGAAGCCCCTCATAAGAGGGGTTTTTTGTTAGTTAGTGTTTTGCGTATCGTCAGTCTTTTTAGTAGTTTTATCTAAAAACTTTTCAACAACATTACCACCAATACATACCAACACAATTACTTTAACTGCGTCAACCAATTCTTCACTTGGTTTAATTGACTCATGTTGATAAGAATTAAGTAACATAGTTACCGCAATAAATAAAAACCCTAAGAAAGCGATTACTCTCTTAATAGAAGTGTCTCCACCACCGAACATTGATTTGATGAAATTTTTCATATTCTTTTTTTATTATAAATATTTACTTTTCATCAAAAGTCGATTATATTAACGACCCTGACCTCTGTACGATTTTGGTTTTTGTTCTTTCGGACCGTAATGTTTTTTTAATTTACCAACTTTTTTCTTACCAAAAGAGATTTTGGTAGATTTAGTATTTCCCTTTGTTTTCAATGTTGCCATAATGATTGTATTTATATATAAATATTATTTAAAATATTTTTGGCCGATTCAAAAAAAGTTTGTATCTTTGTATTATGAAAAATATAATCTTATTATTGTTAATAACAATTAATGTCTTTTCACAGACAAAAAACGATTTTTTAGATTTAAAAAATATAAATTATCAATTATTAGATTCTTTGGTTTTTGATGAGGCGATGAGACAAAGAAATTTAATCGGGAATCCTCCGGTTAAAAAAGATAATACTTGTTATATTGCTGCAAAGTATCAATCGGAATATATGAGTCATTTCAATGAATTTAGTCACGAGAATACTAAAAAATATAACGGAGCTTTGTTAAAACATTCTTGGGATAGATTTAATTTTTTCAATGAAAAAGTTAAGAATAAGAAAGAGATTATTGGTACATTAGAAATACTATTGGTTATTGATAAATTAGATAGGAAATATGTTAATTTAACTACTTATTCGGACTACGCTAAAGAAATTATTAATTTTTATCTATTATCCCCTAATCACAAAATATCGTTATTATATTATGATGAAAAATATAATTTGTTTGGTGATTTTAAAACAAAATACAACGATTTAACTAAATGTTTGTACGTTACTGGTTTGTACGTCTGTTCCTTAAAATAGATTATGATAAAGTATTATTTAATTCAAATGATACGTTTCTAAGAACTATATTATCATCAAATCTATTGTATGCCGCCACGATAGGTTCTGTTTCAAATCCTGTTGCACTTTCATTACCAACTTCCCAATCTTTTTTTGATAGTGTACCCCAAACTTTACCATCAATTGTGACTTCCCCATCATTTGAGACTGAGCAATTAACTTGAGTCTTACCATTTAATTTACCATTTTCAGTAATATTAGGAATTATTGTGCCTAAAAGTTTAGCATTTTCAGGGGTATCTTTAATACAAATTAAAACAGTTTGATTACTTGTAAATTCTTCATAATAAGGTATTGAGCTAGGTCCTCCTTGATTTGTTAGATTTAAGAAACCTGAGTTTTTAACCGGCATTTCAGTGTAAGTCTCATATTCCACGTTAGACGTTTGATTTCCTTCTGTTCCCGGTACAGATTCTTCACTACCAATAATATCAATAGTTACGCTTCTAACACCATATCTTTTAGTTTTAGGGTCGGCAACCGCATCTTTACGACCTTCAAAATTAGGGTCATACCAATTGTCACCTTTAATAACGGTTATTTTATTGGTAATATCGACATTCGATTTTGATTTCACTTCCTTAATTAATTCATCTTTCATTCTATTCGCTCTTTCATCCGCCAAATATTGATTCATTTGTGTTGGGTCTTTACTACCACCATAATTATGGTCTAAAGTATTGTTTTTAGCGTATGCGACATAATCTAAATCGGGAGAATTTGTTGGCTTCGCGCTATCGGCACTACCCTTAATTGTGATTTTTTTTATGACATCGGGACCATATTGTTTAACCCTTAAAACCACCTGCTCAATCGCAAAATTGAAAAAATCTTTTGCCTTTTTATATTTTGGCATGTCAAACATTGGAGTAACGATATTATCTGGGTATGGAAATGTCCCGCCTTTAAATTCGAATTTAATATTACCTCCCGGAGTACCTGGTGTTGGTAATGGATTTTCAATTTTTTTTGATTTAGTTATTGGTAATTCTTTACCTAAATAAGATTTTATATTTGCAGTATATAATCCACTAGGATTCATATCTGTTTTAACATAAAAAATATTTTTTGCTAAAAAAATATTAGGAAAGTTTGAAAAATTTAAAACCCCTTCAGTTTTCCCCTTCCAATCAGGAGTATTAGAACCACTTTTAATTTCAGTAAGATATTGTTCACTTATAACAACACCTCTTTTGTGTTGTGTTAGATATAACATTCGTGTTAGTTCTTCATTAATGTTTTTCATAGTAAATATTTTTATATATAAATATATTAAATTAAATAAAAAAGGGGATAGTAGCGAACTTCCCCTTTTTTTGTTATCGTAACGATAACGGTCCTAAAAGTCCTCAGTTAAGAGGATTATTTTTCTTTAATCAACATTAAACATCTCTTTAAATATTCTTTCGCTCTTGGAGTTGGGTCGTTATGTTTCAACACCTTTTCAATATCCTTAACCAATTCCTCACCATGCTCATTTTCTTTATAAAGTTCGATTACTTTATCCATAGCACTATGACAATCACTGTTAGTTTCATCAAAATAATGTTTATTTCTAAATTTATTTAGATGATTCATTAGTTCATAAGATAAGTGTTCTCCACCATCACCAATATTAGGATGAAGACGTAAAGTTCTTAAAATATCTAAACTATCGACCATTCCTTTAATACCATTAAGTCTTTTTTTAACGTTAGAGGTATAATCGGTATAATCGTCAGACATACCAACAATTTCATCTAAAGGAATAGTATTATCGGTCAAACATCTTGGTTTTTTTTCTTCAAGTTCGCCCTCGTTTTCAAGAATGTATCTTCTAATAACTTTGCGAATATCGGATTCTTTTATTCTAATTTTTTTCATAATTAAATATTATTATACACATATAAATATATCTAAAATGATAATTAATCAAGATTTTTTTCGTTACTACTTACTGTTTTTTCTAACCAAATATCGAAAATCATAAAATATACCCACCAAGTTAGTTTTTGAAACTCTACACCAGTATTATCCCTCCAACTAACCCATAATAAATAAATTATGTTAATTGCGATTATTAATTTGACTAACGCGAATATAAAAATAAAAAAGTATCTCATATTAATAAAGTTTAAATTCAAAACGATTTTTCATAACCTCAAGTTTATCATCAGGAACTCCATGAATATTCTTACCTCCGTGACGATTTTCAACAACTATCGTAAAAACGGTATAACCATATTTTTCCGCTAATTCAAAATAAGGATTCATCTCCCACTCCATTGTAAATGTATTAGAAACCGCAATCTCACGATACCATTGGTCGTTAACCATACTATCTTTCATATAAGTCTCCACTAAATCCTGACAATACTTGTGAGCGTCTTTTATTTTAGACCCATCGAATTTATATTCACCTGTTTCTTTATCAATAAAATACTTATCGGCTTCACAAACCAAAAAATCGGAGTGTACTAATTTTTTTGCGAACGTAGATTTACCACTACCGGGTAATCCTCGAACTAAGTATAAAACTTTTTCATTCATAATACAATTATAAGGATATTTATTTGGAAAGACAAATATTATGGAATCAACACCAATGAAATTAGTAAAATCAGATAAAGTATCAGATGAACTAATGTTTCATATTGTAAATGAAATACCTTTATCCGAAAATGTGTTTAGAATATACTCCGATAAATTTTTTGAACTTATTAATGAAGTTAGAAATTTATATGATAAAGATTTAATTAGTTTAGGGGAAGAAGATAGTTGGATTATGGAATCCGATTTAGGTAAAAAAGTTTTACTTGAAAATGGGGAGGAGGTTTGGTTAGACGCTCCAATGTATGAGGAAGAATTAGAAGAGGTTTTAAATGAAGCAAAACATAGAGGTAAAAATGTTAAATTGGGTAGTCCTTTTAGAACACCAGGAGGACCTAAAAAGTTTGCCGTATATGTTAAAACACCAAAAGGAACTGTTAAAAAAGTTACATTTGGAGACCCTAATTTAAGAATTAAAAATGCTAGTAAGGGTAGAGCAAAATCATTTAGAGCAAGACACAAATGTGACCAAAAGAAAGATAGGACTACCGCAGGATATTGGAGTTGTAATGTATCTAGATATCGTAAAAAATTAGGTCTAAAATCATCAAGAAGTTGGTAAAATGACAAAAGAAAAGGCGATAAAATTTATTAATTATTATTTTAAAAAATTTGGTAATAATAATATTATTAATGAATATTCTATTGACCACAATTTAAATGTATATGTTTATGATATCACCAAAAATTCTAATGATGGTAGATATCAAATTTATATTGATAGTGAACCTGAAAGTTTATGGCATACGATTGAAGATGATGATGGAAATTCTGTATCTCTAGATGAAGCGGTTTGGGAAGAATTAAGATTAGCTATGATTCATCTTGGTCTTGATTTATGGAAATTTAGATTTCTTTTTAATAAAAGAACATTTGACGCCGGTTTACCATTTGATGAAATAGACATTTCTGAAAATACTAAAGTTAGAGTTTTTAAAGAGTCTGTTGAAAGTGATGAATTGAAATGGCATAGAGATAGAGAAAATAGAATAGTTGAAGTTGTTGAAAGTAATAATTGGTTTTTACAAATGGATAATGAATTACCAAAAAAATTAACAAAAGGTAATAAATACTTCATCCCTGAAGGGGTTTACCATAGAGTCATTAAAGGAAAGGGAGATTTAAAAATCAAAGTGAGTTTTAAATAATTGTCCTTAAAATTTCCGATATTTTTACGGAAATGTTATATCCCTTATAATAAGTTTTCAACAAAAATCTATTAATTTTACTTTTCACATATATAAATATCTACTTATTAAAACGATTGAGAGCGTTTTCAGTGATAAAAACATATTCAGAGTTTTTAAACTCTTCTAAGGTATTTGAATTTGTATAAGACATTGCCGACCTTAAATAATCCTCTAAATTCTCAACCCAACCACTTAAAGTATATTCAACTTTGTTTGTTTTACTAATACCTTCGGATGTTTTTATTTCATTTCTACCCCATTTATTTTGAACTTCCTTAGTACTCATACCTCTAAAATGTTTATATAAATATTTTTTTAAAAAAGGCATTTCATCCCAAATCATCTTAGAGTACATCTGATTAATAGGTATTAAATTAAATAACATTGTAGTTGAACAAGATTCCAAAGTCTTGTTAAGAACTCCGCCTAACATAACATAATCAGCTCCTAAAGACAACGCTTTAATAATATCGTCATAATTTCTAAAACCACCATCGGCGATTATTTTTGTGTTATATCCGCCATATTTTTTAATTTTATAACATTCAGATATTAAAGAAGCCATTGGGTAATGTACTCCCGTGTTTGCTGATGTTAAACAACCACTACCACCACCAATTCCAACCCTTACATAATCAACACCAATTTCACAAAGTCTCTCATATGTCTTAGGATTTGCAACATTACCAACTATTATTTGATGATTACTAGATTTTCTAATCTGTATAAATCTTTCACATAAGTCGTGTAGTTTTTTCATATGACCATTTGCAATATCGACCAAAAATCTTGTTGGGATGGTCTCATCAATACTACCATCTTCATACCAATTAACAACCTCCTCAAAATCTGTTAAGGATATTGAATTAAACGCTTCATTTCTATTTGAGAAAACTCCTCTCGGCAAACAAACATCTAAAGCTTGATTCAAAAATAATTCACAATTTTCTTCATCAACAACCGTGTCCATAGGTGAAACCATAATAGGTAAATTACCGTATTCATTATAAGGATTAATATCTTTTCTTGAATCAATAGAACTAACCGTTTCGGGTACTAACGTAATGTCTTTAAAATCAAACTTTTTCATATTCTAATTAATTGATAACCAAGTATAATAAATTTTTACGATAAAAACAAATATCGATTTTTTATTTGTATCTTTGTATTATGAAAAACGGTAGATTACTAATAAGAACAATTGTTAAAGATATTGTTAATATCCTTAAAAATAAGAAAAGTGGATTTTTTTATCTACCTAAAGACGGTGATTTCTATTCTATTGGTAAATTCCCTGTTAAAACTGCCGTTGAGTTAACCTTAAAAAGGTCTACAAAAACCAATTCATTTATGGTTAATGCCTTCTATTCCCTTGAAGATGATGTAGTTGAAATACTTGTATTATTCAATTCAAAAACTTTGGAGAAGAATATGTATGATATTATTGGTGAGCTAAATGAAGTGGTTACTCACGAATTACAACATTCAATTCAAAATTATAGAGGTGAGTTAGATAATGATGAAAATACCGATGATTTAACTCCGTTAGAATACTATTTACAACCTGAAGAGTTAGACGCCCAAGCAAAAGGTTTTAAAAGAATATCTAAATTAAGAAAAATTCCAGCGATTTTAATTATGAAAAAATGGTTTGAGAAACATATAACCATTCATAATTTAACTGAAGATGAACAACAAATGGTAATGAATTCTATATTAGAGAAGATGTGATTATTACCCCTTAAATCTTTTAATTATTTTTGTTACTAATTCTTTAACAATAATACCCGACACGGTTAGAACACCAAAACCCATTAACCTAGTAATTAGTTCTTTTATGGATGAAGATGTTGCATCATTTTTCGCCATATCATATAACATAGGTAATAATGGTAAAATAAATGTGTAACTCAATATGTTTGTTACCTTATGTAAGGTAACTCCTAAACTTTCAATAAACTCTGAAAAAACTTTTTTAAGTTCTCTACCTTTTCTAAGGTATTTCTTATATGATTCGTATAAACCTTTTTCTTTTAAATGAGTTAAAACTTTATTAACTAAAGTTTTATTATCAATATAGTAAGTGGAAATAATTCCCGTTAATATTAAACTAACTTCCAAATCAGAAAATTCGGGTTCTCTACTCGCAATAAAATCGTTTAAAGGTCCGACAAATCCACCAATACTTGCTCCCCAAGTTATTAAAAATTCTAAATTTAGACCTATTTGAGATGATGATTTAGATATAATGTCTTTCACCAAATCATAATTTTTTTTAATAATTTCTGAAAAATTACCTCCTCCACCGCCTTCTTTTAGGATTCGTTTTTTTTGACTTTCAGTTATAATAATTGTAATTGCCATATGATATATAAATACTTTGAATATATTTATTATTAAAAATATTTTATGAAAGTAAATCCGGATTTAAAAAAAGATGATAGGATTGTATTACTCCATATGGATGGTTCTCCATCTCACGATTTAGGTACCGTGGGTATAGTTAGAGATAATGGTCAGATTGTTATGGGGATTAAACAGTATGAGGTTGAATGGCAAAATGTCGATAACGGTAAATATTGGAATTTAGTTGATGATGGTGATAAATGGGTCTTTGAATCTGATTATAATCAATTTATTGAAAATAAAAGAAAAGGGAAATTAGGTGAAACTTACCATAAACGTAATATTTATAAAAAAACAAAAATATGAACGCATACTTTTTTAAAATGACAAACGAGGAAAGAAAAAATATCCTCGACCAACATAAAGACCTTTATGATGGTTATGTAACAAGATATAATCAATCAAACGAACAACCTTTATATGTTCAAGACTTTGCAAATGATAAGGCTGGTATAACCGTGAATAATAAAGGCGAAGTTGGTGAATATAGAAATATGAGAATAAATGAAGATGCACATATTAGTTCCGCACTTGTACCGGAGGAAACATTCGAAGAGGATAATGTTGAAGAACAATTAGATACTATTGGAGATGGAGAAAATGATTTAGAACACGGAACTTTTGGTCATAATGATAAAGAAAATTATGGTGATTTCGAATTAGACCTTAACGATTTAGAAGATTTGGGTGAAGAAGAAATATCATCTTTAACTGAAAGTGTAAATAAAAGTTTAGATATGTTTAGACGTTTTAAGAACTTTTAATTTAGTTTTTATAAAAGTTATATAATATTTTTGATTATGGAAGTTAAAGAATTAATATCTTTTTACGTTGATGAAAGTTCTAACATACTTGAAGTTACATTTAGAACTATTGATGATAGTGAAGATGAGATAAGACAAGATACTATTGAGATTGAGAATTTAGATGAGTTTGAAACAGGCTTTTTATTTGAAAAAGTTAAAATAAATGAAAATTTTGATGATGATTTTGAATATGATGCCTATAACGATTTAGATAATGGGATAGAATTTGAAGAGGTGATTTCTTTTCTAAATGAATATTATTTAGTTTATCCTAATAGATTACCAAAACCAGAATTATTTTAATATGGGAAGTGATATAGATTACATAATAAATCTTATGAAAAAACACACAACAACTGAAACTAAAAGTGAGGTTGGTGAACAAGACGCTGCCGCAGGAGGTGCCGCCGCAGGAGGTGGAGAAGCGTCGGAATACCCAACAGTTACAAAATGGGAGAGCGGTGTAACAAGAGGACCTGCAAATCAAATTGGACTAACAAAATGGAGGGATATTGTAAAAATTAATAGAGGTAAAGCAAACACTTTATTGTAAAACATAATATTTATGAGTATGAATAATATAAAATTAGAAGGGATTTCTAAAAACTTACGATATATTTTTACAAATAACGGTATCTATGATTTTTTAGACGATAAAACATATGCCTATAATTTAGAAACTTTTAATTCTAAGGGTGTCAAATTGGTGCAAGAAATATCACAAATAGAATACAAATTAAATAAAATTAATATCCAAGAGTATATTTCAGAACCAAGAAAAGTATTATATTCTATAACGGAAATATTCCAACCCCAAGATTCTATTAAAATAATAAAAGAATGGGAAGAAAAATTCGGAAATAAATTATTGTTGATTAATGAAAATCAAGATAAGTTAATTATAGAACAAAAAATTTCTGAAGCTTGGGAGGGTGTTTTTACCATTGTTGAACAATTTACAGATTGGGCCAAATCCAAATACGATTCTATCAAAGATAAAATCAAATCATCGGCAAAAAATAATTTTGACCAACTTAAACAAATTAAAGACAAAGGTTTTTTTAATTACGCCGGTGAAAAAATAAAGAAAGGGTGGGATTGGATTAAGAAAAAAGCTATGGACGCTTGGAAATGTTTATCCGATAATTTTGTGGAATGTCTTATGGAAGGATTAAGGGATGCGGTTTTAAGTCCGGTTGGAGTAGCGGTTGAAGTGTTTTTAACGGTTACAGGGGTCGGAGCGCCGGTCGTCATGGTAATATATGGAGTACTACTTTTATGGGATGTTTATTTATTGTTTAATAATTACGAAAAATTTCAATGGTTAAATATAGTATTAGATATTGTTGGTATAGTTTCTTCAGGTACGATGGTTCCTATTGTAAGAACCGCTTTCAAAGGAATTAATTTATTTACTAAAGGAGGTGGTAAATCTTTTGAATTTGTCGCTCAAAATTCATTCTCTAAGGGAGGTAAAATAGCTAATTTTATGAGATATCTTGGTGATAAATTATCTAAATTTGGTACAAAAATCTTAGACGCAATTAGACAAGGTGCCGAATGGGTCTCTAAAAATTTTAAAATTAACTTTTTAAAAGGTTGGATTACTAAAGCGAGTGGTGTTTTAGATAACGTAAAAAACTCAATTTTAAATCTAACAGGTGGGGGAGGTAAAACTACCGGTAATCTAACAAAAACCGCAGCTAAAAGAGCGGCCTTTGCTGGAAGTGGTGATTATGCCGTAAGTAAAGGTGTTGAAGGATATGGTGATTACCAATCATACAAACAAGGGGTGGAGAATGAAAAAATAAATGATGCTTTAACAAAATCAATTTCAGGTATTTCATCAGAAGATGCGGAAATTGCTGGTTTATATTAAATTATTATGAAAAAAATATTAATAGAAGAAATTAACAGATTTAAATTATTATCAAATTACGATAATAGAGTTACTCTATCTGAAAATAAAAATTTATTGTTGGAGTTCACACCTAAATTATTAAGAAATTTAATAAGTAAACAGGGAGATGCTTATAGTACATTAAAAAAATTAGAAAAGAGTTCAGGATTTTTAAAAGGTTCAAAAATAGAATTAAAAGGTAAAAAAATGGCAAACGGTAAAGAAACAATTTTCACCTTCAACGATTCTGACGAACTAATTCAAAACCTTGGAAATTTGGATAGTGTTGCGGAAGCTCATTTACTTTCAGATTTATTTAAAAACGCAACGAGTAAAGAATTTAAAAAAGAAATTGCTGAAACAATATCTAAATCTCAGGGATTTATTGACAAATATTCTAAATATGGTAATGCGGATGACGCTATTACAGAATTAAAAAGAGTCGGTGGTTATACAGATGAGGAGGCTAAATTACTATTAGATAACTCGGGTGTTAGTTTTAATAAGTTATCTAAAGTTGTTGATAAAAACCTACCTATAAAAAAAGAAAATATACCTACAAAAATAGATATACCTAATATTGGTCAGGAAATACCTAAATGGAGAAAATTATTAGATAGACTTAAAAAAGGTCTTCCATTTGATAAAAAATGGAAAATTTTTGCAGGTCTTGGTGCCGCCGCGATTATTTGGTGGTTAATGAATGATGAAGAAAGTCCGTTCCCTCTATGTTTAGTTAATAAATTGAAACAAAGTGATATTGAACAATTTAAAAACGATACTCCTGATTTTATATTAATAACCAATACGGGTAATAAAGAATTAGATACTTATGGTGGTGCTAAATTTTATCTTGATGGTGAATTTGAAACAGGTAATGGTAGATTTAATGGTAACTGGGAATTAAATGATACCCAAATAACAATTAACATTGGCTCTGGAACAGAATATAATTTACCTTGTTCAGGTCTACAAGACCCTAACACAGGTGGTGGAACTTCTTCAGAAGGTGAAACAACTTCAGGAACAACAAAAGGATGTGATACTTTTCCATTTACAAAAGGATGTGTTAATCCTAAAATAAATGAAATACAAAAATGTTTGGGAGTTAAACAAACATCTATATTAGATGATGAGACTCAGAAAAAATTAAAAGAAAATGGGTTTGATTCCGATATTTCTCAAACAGTTTATGATAAAATAATGAAAGATTGTGTTAAAAAAACTAAACCAATAACGGCCGTACAATCTCAAGGAGGTCAAATTTTTGATTTATAATTATGAAAAATAAAAAAATATTAAAAGAACAATCATCAGGTGACTGCTCAATTTGGACTAATAAACATTTATACGCTATGTGTGAATTAGGTTGTTTATCAAGCGCTTTTTCAATAAGAAAAATTGGAAGTGAGCAAGTTGCGGTAAAAGAATCTACACCCGCGTGGTACAGTGCAACCCCTGAAAATCCAAATATATATGTCGCAATTTTTGGGGACTATAATCAATCAAAAGGAGGCGCAACGGCAAAATATTACTACGATAGTGAATTAACTAAACCAGTAAATGATAATGCTGGTGAACAAAAATACATAACGGTTAATTGTAAATATTATAACAACAATCAAAAGACAACTTTAAGTCCTGAGGTTAAACAAGCTTTATTGAAATTGAAGGTAAATACTGAAGGTGAAATTATTGATTTTATAACCGGAATGGAAAATTTAAAGGGAACCGCTGAGGGATATGAATTAAAAAAATTATCAGAAATACCTGAGTGGGAGAGTACATATAAAGGTTTTTTTGATGAAAATCTAAATGCCAAACTAAAAGAAGTTTATGTATGGAGAAAAGGTTCTCCAAAACAATATCAATCTTCATCCAAACAAGCTAATAAATGTATAACTCATTACACTAATTTGGGTTATGCAGTATCTAAAACAAAACCAGTTCAAGGAATGGACTCTGGCGTTGATGCGGTTAATTTACAATCAATATCTGGTTGCGGTTTTACAAGTGAATATTGGATGGTTAAAGATTTTAATAATTTATCACCTCAAAATGTGGTTAATGGATTATCCGAAGATTATAAAAAATTAACTCAAGGTGGAATTAAGAAGTCATCTTGTAAATCATTTATTAATTTATACTTAACCGCTTACAATAAAAAAACTTCAATAAGTCAAACGACTTTGAAGAGTTATAAAATAACACTTAAAGAATGTGGAAATCAATTTGTTTCACTCAAAAAAAAATTAGAGCCCTTAGAATATGCTCAAATGGTTAAAACAAGTACAGATATATTAGATTATTCTTTAAGTACAAATAGAACTACTAATGAAGAATTAAATTTAAATATTAAAAATTCAATTAAAGAAAATTTAATTAAAATTAAAAACAATAAAAAGATTATTACCGAAGAAAGTGATATAATTAAAAAACGATTCAACATTATAATTGAAAGTTCTAAAATAGAAACAGAATCACAAAAAAAACAATTTTTTAATAAATTAATTAAGGAAATGTATTATTTGAAGGGTGAAGGGGTAAGTGATAAAGTTTTAAATGAACAATTATTAGACTTACTAAAAACTATTTTTTCTAAATCACCTGAGGCGGTTCAACAAATATTTAAAGAACATTTTGCCGATTTTATTATAGGGTTAATTGCTCCCAGTAAAAAGGATAGTTTTATTGCCAAGTTTATAAGTACCGCAATTGGTAATATGCCAATCACAGAATTAACAAAAATGACAGATTGCGGTTATCTTACAAATTTTTTATCTAAAAGTATGGTCGAAACTTTAGTTAGACAAGGTACGGATAAGAAATTGGCCGATAAAGAATTAGGTAGTGTTTTATTTTTTGATGGGCTTAGAAATGCGGTTATTGACGCATTAAATGAAAGTAATTTAGGTCAAAAAGTACAAGGACTTTTTGCTGATTTTATATGTAGTTCATTACCGAATATTAAAAATAAAATGGCTGACGCGTCTGAAAAAATCAAAAAAGCCGCGATAGATACTATGGGTAATAAAACATTGGCCACCGGCTAACCTAACCAATCAATGAGTAAAATCAGATTGGAATAAACCGATAAAAAAGAAAGGGGGAGTTCAAATCTACTAAATGGGTGTCGAAAGACACCTTTTTAGTTTATGTAAATTTATTTTGCCAATTGAAAATAAGTTCGTATCTTTGTGGTATGAAAACAATATTTAATACCGTAATTACAATATTTTTATTGTATGCTTTTTGTGAATACGTTAAAGACCTCAAAAAAAATGAAGTAGGGGTCTCCGATGAAAAGAGAACAACCGATGTTGAACCTTATGTTAATAACACTTTGATTATTAGAGGTCTGGGTAATGTCGATAGAAGTGATTTAGAATATGCCTCAAAAATTGTTGAGGATTTTTATGGTTATAGTTGTATCATAAAAGAAAACGTTGATATTCCTGATAATATTTATTATAATAGTAACACGATAGATGCTCCAAAATGTATGGATGAATTTAATAGTTCGGTAAAAACTTTATATATTACGGAAAAAAATATTGAAGAAAATGAAACCGATTTGAGGGGTTACACGACTCTTTACGGTAATACTATAGTTGTAAAAGGTAAAAAATCGATAATGAAAGAAACTATTGTACACGAAATTGGTCATACATTAGGATTATATCATTGTGATGATTTGACTTGTGTTATGGCAATAAATAATGACGAATACGATAGTGGTGATTTTTGTAATAATTGTAAAAATAAATTAAATAAATAA